AAAATATATAGTTCGATTCATAGCCGAACGATTTAAAATTTAAAAAAGGAGCTGTGGCCCAATCATTTGGTTGGGTCACTTTTTTTTCGTATATTAACTAAAAATAAAAAATAAATATGACTAAAGTAGTAATTGTAGGAGCAGGTGTTGCAGGTGTAAATGCCGCTACAAAATTAGTAGACAACGGATTTGATGGAAAAATTACCATTATTGACATGGGTTTAGACCCATATAGAAGACCAGCAGCAGACGTGATGAGAGGCTTTTTAGGAGCAGGTGGTTGGTCAGATGGTAAATTAACTTATCACACATCAATAGGAGGACAATTGTCTAAATACACAGGTGATGAAAAGGCAATGGAATTATTTGATCAAGTAATTGATAATTTTAAACGATTTCACCCAAACCCATCAGAAGTACAATGTTCAAATCCCATAGCAGAACCGGATTTTATCAAACCACATTTTGGTTTAAGATTATTCCCTGTATGGCATGTTGGAACCGATTATCTACATGAAATTGGCAAGAATTGGTATGATTATTTAGTTAGTAAAGGTGTAGAATTTATATGGAAAACTAAAGTAACATCAATCGATTTTAATAAAAATATAGTAATGTATGATGGTGGTTGGGAAGATTATGATACACTTATTTTTGGTGTAGGTAAATCAGGAATTGATTTTGGTAAACAATTAGCTGAAGAATATAAATTACCTACAGAACCCAAATCAGTACAAATTGGTGTACGTTTTGAAGCACCACAAAAACACTTCCAAAAATTAATTGACATTAGTTATGACTTTAAATTATATCAAAAGTTTGAAGAAAAAGGTGTATCATTAAGATCATTTTGTACAAATAACAATGCAGCTTACGTTGCAGCTGAACACACTTATGGTGATGTTAGTTACAACGGACATGCTAAAAAAGATGAGGCATTTAGAAATGATATGACTAATTTTGGTATATTAATGGAAATTAGAGGTATAGATAAACCATTTGATTGGTCAAGAAAAGCAGTAGAAAAATTACAATGTAAGGGTGTAGGAATGTTTTATTCACCTTCACACAGAGTTCCTTCTAAAACGTCAGAAGGAGATTATGTAGAAACTTATGTTGTAGATAATATGGATGTTTTATATGATGCAATTGGAGATTATGCAATACACATTGAAGACTTTATTAATGATTTAGAAAAAGTATTCCCAACATTAGGTAAAGATTGGGGCATTTATATGCCTGAAGTAAAATACTTATCACCTGAACCTTTAGTTAATTACGAAGATTTAAGTTTAACTAGGTTTCCCAATGTACATTTTGTAGGTGATGCATTATCAGCAAGAGGAATCACAGTATCAGGTGCACAAGGAACATTAGTAGCAGAGCAAATATTATCAATGAGTGATGCTATAAATGAGTTTTTAAATGATCCTGTTAATAATAAAGAACCACATGAAATGGGTGATATGCATGAATATATTATGGGGGGATTAACAATGCCTAAAGAAAATACTAATAAATTAAAATAATGAATTTAACAAAAGAACAAAAAGAAGAAGCTTTAGCAGAAGAAATTCAAAACATTAAAAAATGGATGAATCCTAAAGCAAAAGTTAGAAGAGTAGCTAAAATTGAAGAAGACGGTTCTAAAACTATAGCTCTAGCTTTACAAATGGGTGATAGAACAGTATTTCATAGTGAAGAAGGTCCAGCTTTAATTAATAAAGAACAAAGAAGAAAAGAATACTATTTAAATGGAATTGAATTTACTTATGATGATTGGAATGAAATAATGAAAGGTAAAGAAGGATTACCATGGTATAAAAAACCGGCTCCTAAAGGACAAAACCATAGAAATTAAGAATATGAAAATAGGATTTTGTGGAACAATGAGTGTAGGAAAAACTACACTAGTAAATGCTTTAAAAGAATTACCTGAATTTAAAGACTATCATTTTAGAACAGAACGTTCTAAACATTTAATGAATTTAGGTATACCTTTAAATACAGACAGTACTTTAAAAGGACAATTAGTTTTTGCTTCTGAAAGAGCAGCTGAGTTAATGCAAGAAAAAATTATAACTGACAGAACAGTAGTTGATGTAATGGCATTTTGTGAATTATCTAAATCAATGGAAGCACATGAAAAACATTATTTAAGTGCTACTTTATATTATCTTATAAAAGAATATGATATTTTATTTTATGTTAGTCCCGAGGGAGTAGAAATAGAAGATAATGGTATTAGGGAAACAAACGCAGAATATAGAGATGCAATTGATAAAAAAATTAAATCAATTGTAAAAATGTTTAGAGGTAATACTATTACAATTAGTGGTACTGTAGAAGAACGTATAAAACAAGTTAAAAATGCAGTAGCACAATATGTATAACATATAATATGGCTCAACCTAACATAAAACAAATCATAAAACAGGAGTACATTAAATGTGCTAAAGATCCTGTATATTTTATGAAAAAATACTGTTGGATTCAACACCCAACAAGGGGCCGTGTGCAATTTAATTTATATCCATTCCAAGAAGGTGCTTTAAATCTACTACAAAAGAATGATAGAAATATTATCCTTAAATCTCGTCAGTTAGGAATTTCAACTTTATCCGCAGGAATTTCATTGTGGATGATGGTATTTCAAAAAGATAAAGCAATATTAGTTGTTGCAACAAAACAAGACACAGCTAAAAATCTTGTAACAAAGGTTAAATTTATGTATGATAATTTACCTTCTTGGTTACAAATTGGATTTGTAGAAAATAATAAATTAGCATTACGACTTAAAAATGGTTCTCAAGTAAAAGCAGTATCAGCAGCAAGTGATGCTGGTAGATCAGAAGCAATTTCTTTACTAATTATTGATGAGGCTGCCTTTATTGAAGAAAATCGAATTGAAGAAATTTGGGGTTCATCACAACAAACACTATCAACGGGGGGTAGAGCAATCGTACTTTCTACACCAAACGGCACAGGTAATTTTTTCCATAGAATGTGGACTAAAGCAGAAGAAGGAGCTAATGGGTTTGTCCCAATTAGATTGCCTTGGACTGTACATCCAGAAAGAAACCAAGAATGGAGAGATAAACAAGATGATGAGTTAGGTTTAAGAATGGCAGCACAAGAATGTGATTGTGATTTTACAACTTCTGGTAATACTGTTTTTGAAACTGAAATGTTAAAATTTATTGCTGCCTCTAATATATGTGAACCTATAGAAAGAAGAGGTATAGATGGAAGTTTACATATTTGGGAGTATCCAGATTACACAAGAAAATATATAATAACAGCTGATGTAGCTAGAGGTGATAGTAAAGATTATTCTGCTTTTCATATTATAGACATTGAAGAAGCTAAACAAATTGGTGAATTTAAGAGTCAAATTGGTACTAAAGAATTTGGACATATGTTAGTTGCAATTGCAACTGAATATAATAATGCACTGCTTGTAATTGAAAATGCTAACATAGGATGGAATACTATTCAAGTAGTAATTGATAAAGGATATCCAAATTTATATTATTCACCTAAAGGAGACGCAGCAACAAATGCTGATTCATTTTTAGCCAAAGGATATGATATAACAGACACAACAAAAATGGTTCCTGGTTTTACAATGTCAATGAAAACAAGACCATTAACAATAGGAAAATTAGACGCTTATTTAAGAGATAAAGCAATTACAATTCAAGGAAAAAGAACATTAGAAGAAATGAGAACTTTTATTTGGAAAAATGGAAGAGCAGAAGCACAAACAGGATATAATGATGATTTAGTAATGTCTTTAGCAACAGCATGTTACGTAAGAGACACAGCACTTAAGTTTGCACAACAAGGAATTGACATAACAAAAGCAGCATTAAAAAACTTTACAAAAAGTGCCCCAATGATTTATACAGGAGGGGTAAGTAAAAAAGACGCAGGTTGGACACAAGATTTAGGAGAACATGGACAACAAGATTTAACTTGGCTTCTTTAATATGTATTAAAAACAATAAGAATGGCAGACACTAGTTTATTTACCAGATTAAGAAGATTATTTTCAAATGACGTTATTATTCGTAACGTTGGGGGAAAACAACTTAAAATTATGGACACAGGTAGGATCCAAAAATATGGAAACCTAGCTACAAATTCCCTTTATGATAGATTTACACGTTTACATAAGCCTGTAGGATCTTCATTACAGTATAATCCTACACTAAATTATCAGTCAATGCGACTTCAGCTTTATAGTGATTATGAAGCAATGGACCATGATCCCATTATAGCAGCTGCATTAGATATTATGTCTGATGAAACAACTTCAAGAAATGAATATGGAGATGTTTTAAATATCAATTCTTCAGATGAAAATGTTAGAAAAGTATTACAAAATTTATTTTATGATGTTTTAAACATTGAATTTAATTTATCTACATGGATTAGAAATATGTGTAAATATGGGGATTTTTATTTAAAAATGGAAGTTTCAGAAAAATTTGGTGTTTATAATGTTATACCTTTATCTGTATATGAAGTAGTAAGAGAAGAAGGAACAGATCCTGAAAACCCATCTTACACTCGTTTTACAATGGACCCAAATGGTTTAGCTAGTGGTGCAACTAACACAATTAGACGAGACCAATTTACATTAGAAAATTATGAAGTTGCACACTTTAGATTACTTACAGATTCTAATTACCTTCCTTATGGTAGATCTTATTTAGAACCATCTCGTAAAGTATTTAAACAATTAATGTTAATGGAAGATGCTATGTTAATTCATAGAATTATGAGAGCACCTGAAAAAAGAACATTCTATATTAATGTAGGAGCTATACCACCAGAGCAGGTAGAACAATTTATGGCTGAAACAGTCAATAAAATGAAAAAAACACCATATATTGATCAACAAACAGGTGATTATAATTTAAAATATAACATGCAAAATATTACTGAGGATTTTTATATTCCAGTAAGGGGTAATGATAGTTCAACAAGAATTGACACTACAAAAGGTTTAGATTATGATGGTACTGGTGATATAGAATATTTAAAAGCTAAAATGATGGCTGCTTTAAAAATTCCAAAACCATTTTTAGGTTATGAGGAAGGAGTAGAAGGAAAATCAACATTAGCAGGTATGGACATTAGATTCGCTCGTACAGTTGAACGTATCCAAAGAATTGTAGAATCAGAATTAACAAAAATTGCATTAGTACATTTATATTCACAAGGTTTTGAAGATAAAGATTTAGTTGATTTTAAATTAGAATTAACTACACCATCTATTATTTATGAACAAGAAAAAATAGAATTATACACTGCTAAAACAACAGTAGCTAAAGAAATGTTAGATGGAAAATTGTTTAGTAAAGATTGGGTTTATGAAAATGTATTTGGACTATCACCTGATCAATATAATGAACAAAAAGACATAATGATGAAGGATGCAATGGATGCCTTTAGGATTAATCAACTTGAAAATGAAGGAAACGACCCAACAGAATCAGGTATGTCATATGGTACTCCTCACGATTTAGCATCATTATACGGTAATAAAAGAGATAAAGCAGTAGGACCAGCACAAATCCCAACAGGATATGATGAAAAACCTCAAGGTCGCCCTATAGAAAAACCTCAAAATTATGGTTCAGATCAAAGTAATTTTAGTAGAGATCCATTAGGTAAAGGGGGATTAACTCCAGATAAATTAGAAAAACCCTCAGATGGTAATAGAGTTTCTACATTTGAAGCTCGAAATTTAAAAAAATCATTACAAAAATTAAAAAATAAAAAACAAATTCTTAAGGAGGAAGATAATAATGGACTTTTAAGTGAAAAAAATATTA